CACTATCTTTAATGCTTGCTAATGTTCTGTTTATAGCATCAGACATATCTGGTGTAATAGGTTTTGACATTGAAGGTGAAGCCATCAAGCCAGGAGCATCACCTCTTGCTACCTTCTCTTTCAAGTTAAGCAAATCAGACAAATCAATCTTTGCACTAGCAGGTTTATCTGCTGCTGGCATAGTACCTATATTTTTACCGAAGTCTCTACTATCTGGTGTGTATATACTTGGCATTCCTCTAGGAACTTCTGTAGGGTCTGTGTAGTCTACACCTGGACCTAGTACGGAAGCAGTAACAGCAGTAGCTGCAGGTATAATAAATGGAGAGGCTGTATATAAAGCACCAGGGTTTGGATCAGGTCTTTTCTTTCTATTGGGATCACCTCCAGCAAATGTGATTGAACCCCTTACTCTATCATACAGGCTCTCCAAAAAACTCTTCTGTGGTGTAGGTGTAACTTTGGGACTAGCACCTAAACCTCTTCTGTCATCATCTCTCTGTGTTTCTCTTCTAAACTGATCTTGAATCTTTTTTGCAGAAGACGTAGTAGGTTTACCGCCAATGCCACCTATACCTGCAGACTTCATTGATCCAGCAGCTTGCTTATTAGCATTAGAGCTAGACTTAGGTGGAGACTTGTATATGCTACCACGTCCAGCTTCAAACATATTTGAGTTGTATGTCATTCTATTTATACCCTACCTATGTGAACTCTTTTAGAAATACTTTATCTACTGCTGCTGCACCTATAGTAGCTAGAAACTTAGAAGCTGCTTTAGATAGAAAACCTCCACCTGCAGCACCTTTGTTAGCACTAATATTAGCTATCATAACATTAGCATCTCTGTCTGCTGCATTATCTGCTGACTGCCAAGCCCAAGCTAACATGTCACGTTCACGCTGTACTACAGCATTGTATGCGGTCATAGTTAAGTTGTTAGCAGCAAGAGCAGCATCACGATTAGATTGATTTACAGCAGCGTTCTTAGCTGTAGTTACAGACTGCGCCCACTGAGCGTTTGACTGTGCAACTACAAGATGGTTCTTAGCGTTGAACTCATCACGTGCATTTTGTTGTTGTGAGTTAAACCTAGACTGTGCGTTGGCTTCACCTGCATTGAAACGATCCATAGCACTCTTCTGTTCTACATTAAACTGTGAAACTTGTGTAGATAGATTAGCCATGAACTGATCTGTTTGCATCTGAGATGATGCGTTAAACTGTCTAGATGCATTCTCAGCAGCAGTATCGCTTAGTATAGCTGACACCCTTTGCTGTGCTTTGAACAGAGATGTCTGCTGCTCGTTGTCTAGATTAGCCATGTCCATCTCTAGGAAAGCTTGAGCATTCTGTACTTCAGCTTGTTGACGATTGTTAAGGTTAGCCATATCAAGCTGAGACATTGTAGCTGCATCAGCTAGTACTTTAGCGTTCCTAGCATCTAAGTTAGCTATGTTGACTGTGTTAGCCATACGAGCATTCTCTAGTGCTACTGTTTGCTCTGCAGTAAAGTTCATGTTAGCTACTTCAGAGATCCTAGCTGCATTCCTTACTTTAGTTTGGAACTTCTGATCAAAGTCCATACCTAAGAACTTAGCACGTTGCTCTGCTTTAGCCATAGCCATCTGTTGTTTATTAGATGCATCCATCTGAGCGATAGGTAGTGCTGATTCCATAGCTGCTTGTACAGTAGCCATACCTGCCATAGAGGATGAACCTAGTCCACGTGCAGCCATCTGTGCTGTAGCTGCTCTCATAGCTCCTGCAGCCCAAGAAGGTGTAGCTCCACCCTCAAAGTCTTTCATCAATCCAGATAGTTCATCTCTTACTGTAGCAGCTTCTGATTTCTGTAAGACATCTTCTGCTTTATCCATATCTACAGCAGAACCAGAGATTAGCTGATCAGGTGTTGCTTGTAGTTGTGCTACTGGTGCAACCGTACCTGCTGTAGTTTGTGCAGCCTGTAGCCCTAGTGAAGCTGCTTGTGTAGGGTCCATTTGTGCAGCTTGTACTTGTGCTTGTGGACTAACCTGACCTTGAGCAGCTTGAGTTTGGTTTAATGCTGTAGTTACAGCAGGAGCCGCACCTGCAGCAGTAACTTGTTGTGCTGTTAGTTGACCAGGTTGTGCTACTGAACCAGCAGGGCCAGCAGCAGTAGTACCTGCCTGTGTTACAGTACCTGCTTGTCCTGTATTAGTTGCTATCTTTGCTGCTGCTCCACCATCACTAGATACAACAGCAGCTTTACTTGCTACCTTTGTAGGGTCTGATGTTATTGCTTTAGTCAGCTTACTGCCAGCAGAATCTTTCTTAGTCTTATCTACTAGTATACCGTTTGTAGCGTTGGTAGTTGTGGTAGTATTGTTTTGTGTAGTATTTGCTGGTTGATAGCTATTATTACTGGAACTATTAGAACTTCTATCATCACCACTATCTTTGTACGTACCTCTACTTATACCCATATCTTCACGTGAAGTACCACCGCCAATGCCTGTTTTTGCTTTACCTTTATTTGAGTATTGTGGCTTGGGATCAGGTCTTGAGGGTCTTCCAAAAATATCTTTACCACCAAAGGCTTTGACAGGTTCACCTTCAACCATCCGTCTAGCAGCCATTGTGTATCTACCCATCTTAACTGCTGCTGCAGGACTAGCTGCTAGGAACAAGTTGATGGATTTCATATCTGTTGGACCATCATAACCCAGTGCTGGGAGTATCTTCTTTTCAAATGTTTCAGGCTTAAACCCTGCAAATCTTTTAGCCATTTCTTATTTCCCTATTTGCATCCACACTGATGCTGCAATAAATGTTATGATAGCTACAGTAGATAGCTTAACTATTGTTGACCACACACCTTTACGTGTGTCACGCCAAGCTTCCAGAAGATTACGCATTTCTGTAATGTCTTTACGAGCATCATCATCATGCAAGCCTACATCACGCAACGCTACTTTAGCGCCCCGTGTAGCTGCACGATCTAGCATGGCTTCTAGCTCTTCTGGAGTAATATTAGACATATGTTTCACTGGATGTTTTGTAAAGAGTTGCCACTTGGTGTAAGCAGCAACTCCTGGGTAGAATCAATCTTCTACGATTTCAGCTTCTTCTACTTCGTCTTCACCTTGTACAGACGCTGCAAGCATGTTAGCAAATGCATCACGTCCTACTTTTAGCTGATCCATATTAAAGGCAGAACTTGCTAGTTTACGATCTAAGTCTGCAATATGGTTGAACATTATCTTTTGTTCATCTGTTAAGTCTTCAACGAAGTATTCTTTCTCGTTGATAGTGATGGGGGTTTTTTCGTTTTTACCCATTACGTATCTCCTTTGTTAGAGTTTTAAGTTACGCACTTAGTGTGCTTGGTTAATATAACAGACTTATTTGAAATCTGCAATAGCTTTATCTACAGCAGTCATGCTTTCTGAAGTCCAATAAGTCTTGGCTTTCATTAGTTCTAAATGCTCTACGTTACGAGCTTTGGTTGCAGTCCAATCGTCTGCTTCCATTTCAGCAGGTTTCCCTGCGTTTAACAGATCAACACTGTGACCCATTGCTGTGTAGTGTGCTGCGATTTCTTCTTTGGTTGGTTCATCAGACATTTCTTTTCTCCTTTTTGTCTAACTGATTATGATTCTAGTGCAGTAATACGAGCTTCTAGTTCTTGAATGGTTTTAACAAGCAATGGTACAAGTTTGGATTGGTCAATGCCTTGCATGACTGCCTTGCCATCATCATCAACAGCATCCTTAGTTCCTGATATTGCCTCTGGAACTATGCTTGATACTTCATGTGCTAAGAAACCATCAACAGTTCTGTCAGGATGGGCAATAAAGTTAAAACGAGCAGGTTTTAGCTGCTTAAGGCGTGTTGTTGCATCCCAAGTATAGTCTACATTTTCTTTAAGACGATAATCTGACGATGTACCGTAAGTCGTGCTACCCCCTCCTGTTTCAATATAGCCAACAGCACCATTAGGGTTAAAAAAATAAATCAAGGGCATTGTACCAGTTGAGGTTGATGCTAAATAAAGCGTCTTTCTGTTATTAGTTTCGGTAATAAATGCCGCCCCACCAGTGCTTCCACTTATAGAGCTAAAGTTTGGACCAAAACGAATAGAACTATTTATGTCAGTCCTCATTTTAATATTACCTGCCCCATCAGACAGCACGACATTGTTGCTTAGAGTACGGATGTCTGTGCCAGTTTGACCGTCAAATCCACCTATAATAGTGTTGTAGTTTCCTCCATTCATATAATAACCAGAATACTTACCTATGAAAGTATTACCCGTACCACCTACATTGCTATAACCAGCCTCATATCCAGTAAAAGTATTAAAGTCGCCACCATCATTAGTATACCCAGCCTGATACCCCGTGAAAACGTTGTAAAGACCACTGCTAGTTATATTATATCCTGCTTTGTACCCAACTATAACGTTGTTACTTGAGGTGGTACTACTATACCCTGCCTGAAACCCCAATGTAGTATTGTTAGTTCCAGTGGTGTTAGCGTAAGAAGATTGAGCACCAACAGCAGTATTATTGGCCCCTGTTGTGGTTTGAATAAGTGAATATCCACCTATAGCAGTGTTGTAGTCGGGGGAGGTACTTGCAGATAAAGCTCCATAACCTACTGATGTTGTCATTTGTCCAGTTGACACTGCGTCACTAGCATATGCACCTACTGCTGTATTGTAGTTAGTAGTGTTAAGCTTGAGGGCATCTCTACCAATCGCAACATTAGATGTTCCTGTTTGATTTGATACCGAAGCATTAAAACCAACCGCAGTGTTGTCGTTTGCCGTGGTGTTTGACACTAAAGAGTTATTACCTACTGCTGTATTATAACTGCCAGTAGTATTTGCTTCTAGTGCTGAGACACCGACCCCAACTAATTGAGTACCCGTTGTATTAGCTACTAGTGCTATCCGTCCTAATCCAGTATTGGAGCTTCCTGTAGTATTTGCACCTAAAGCACCAGCACCCAAAACGGTGAGGTTAACACCAGTAGTATTCGCATCTGCTGCCTGATAACCAACAGCTACGTTATTGTCTGCAGTAGTGTTTGAGACTAATGCATTCCGACCTACGGCTACGTTGCTATGTCCTGTAGTGTTATTACCCATACTGTTGTACCCAACAGAAGTATTATCACTTGCAGTAGTATTTTCAAATAACGCATAATTACCAAGGGCTGTATTTTGACTACCTGTTGTACTTTTATAAAGAGATGAATACCCAAAAGCAGCACTTTCAATACCCGTAGTGTTGTCCTCCAGAGAGAATCTGCCTACCGCTGTATTCTGTGCGCCAGTAGTGTTTGCTTTAAGAGACTGAGCACCAACGGCAGTATTATTGTTTGCAGTGGTGTTAGCTACTAAAGCTGAAGCACCTATGGCAGTATTGTGGGTTCCCGTTACTACTGCTGCACCTGCCTGATAACCAACGGCAGTATTGTTACTATCTGTGGCTGAAGTAAAGTTTTGTGTGGCTAATGCACCTGAACCGATGGCTGTGCTTTTGCTCCCTAACGTATCACTAGTTAAAGCATCTGCACCCAAGACAACATTATTGTCAGCATCTGTTAGAGCATCTCCTGCACGACCACCAATAATGGTGTTGCTTACACCTGTTGTGACTGCTGCTCCTGCATTATAACCAACGGCTGTATTGTAAGTATCTGCGTTAGTAGATGGATTAAAGTTTGTTAAAGCTGTGCTACCTATCGCAACGTTTCTGTCGCCAACAGTATTAGCATCTAGTGCATTTTTACCTATGGCTATGTTGTGATTGCCTGTCGTGTTTGCATACAGTGCTTGGTAGCCCACTGAAACATTACTATGACCTGTATTATTAGCAAACCCTGCCTGATGCCCCACTGCGGTGTTGTTGTCTGCGGTGGTGTTGTTAGCTAATGCTTCTTTACCAATAGCAACATTAGTTGCACCAGTAGTGTTGTCAAATAAAGCATCTACACCAATAGCAATATTATTAGAAGCTGTAGTATTTGCATATAAAGCATCAACGCCTAATGCTACGTTTGATGCACCTGTTGTATTTGAAGTTAAAGTTCTTCTACCTAAAGCAGTATTGTTGCTTGCGGTGGTATTTTCTTGTAATGAAAGTGCGCCTATTGCTGTGTTAGATACACCTGTTGTAGTTTTTTGTCCTGCTAAATAACCAACAGCAGTATTGTATGCCGCTGCCCCATTTGTAATTACTTGTTCTTGTAAAGCAAAATGACCAACAGCAGTGGAAAAATCGCCAGTGGTATTTTTTTGTAAAGCATTAACACCCATAGCTAAGTTGTTTGTTCCGTCTGTATTTAACTGTCCTGCTTGCGCTCCAACAAAAGTATTCTGCCCACTTGTATTAGCTGCACCTGCAAGAGAACCTACAAAAGTACTATAACCACCAGTAGTTGTAGCTACCCCTGCCTGATAACCTACAGCAGTGTTGTTAGATTCAGAACCTGCGTTCTGGACCTTTAATGCTTGATAACCTATGGCAGTTGTAGTTCCATTCCCGTCTTCTGTTTTTAATGCTTCATAGCCTATTGCTACTACACCAGTACCTGTAGTTAAAGCTGTACCTGCATATGCACCTACTAAAGTGTTATCTGATGCTGTTGTAACTGCTGTACCTGCATCGTAACCAATGGCTACGTTATCATCTCCATCAGTAGCTGTATCTAAAGCATTAGCACCTATGGCAATGTTTCTTTTACCTGTGGTCATTGCTTCGGCTGCTTGATAACCTACCGCTACGTTATATGAGTCAGCACCTGCGTTAAGTGTCTTGAGAGCTTGAAAACCAATAGCTGTGGCAGTGCCGTGACCGTCTTCAGTTTTTAAAGCTTCATATCCTACTGCAACATTACCTGCACCTGCTGCAAGAGCTACCCCTGCGGAAGCACCGATAAGTGTATTCTGAACCCCTGTTGATACTGCTGTACCAGCCTGATAACCTACAGCAACGTTTAGGCCAGATGCACCTGCATTCTGTGTCTTGAGAGCTTGGTATCCGATAGCGACACTTTCACCGTTACCGTCTTCTGTTGATAGAGCTTCGTGACCAATAGCTATGTTCTTACCACCAGTAGTCAAAGCATCACCTGCAGATGAACCTATGGCAATGTTGTGATCACCCTCTGTAAGTGCAGTTAGTGCAGCATTACCTAAAGCAATGTTATCTCCACCAGGGCTTGTGTCATCTAAGCTATCTAATGCAGTTAAACCAAATGCTATGTTTCTGGAACCATCAGGATAGTTACCGTTTAACCTGACTGTGGCATCTGTACCATCAGGGTCAGTAACAGATATACTGTCTAGGTTCATCGTTCCATCTAAATACAAATCCTTGAACTTCAGGCTGCTAGTCCCCAAGTCCACAGCATTGTCGGTCTTAGGACGTATAGCTGATGCAGTTATGACCACATCCTGAGATGGGCCAAGCACCTCAATAGGCGCACCCTCAGCAGATGTACCATCGTGTGTGTGTCCTGAAGAGGAGTTAAACGCAGCTTCTATAGCATCGTATTCACCATCAAAGTCTGCAGCGTTGATAACGTTACCATCAGCAATGTTATTACCTGTATCGTTTCTAGTGTAACCTGTTCCCATGTCGTTTTACCTTCTTGTGTTTGTTCCGTATTCTAAAGTTATAGCATCTAGTGAAAATGGTGGGTCTGCGCTATCAGACGTGAACTGTAAAGATACAACAAACCCTGTTCCTATTAATTGTGTTTCAAATAATGTTTTTAGTTTAGTGCTATATACTGCAGTTGATCCGTATGTAGCTTGACCCATGAAAGCAACTTGTCCTGTTTGGTTATTAAAGTCTATCTTAGTAGGTTGTACACTATCTTTCTGATCAAAGTCAAGCTTTAAAGATATGTCAAAGGACACGCTACCTTGTGGGTCTGTGTATAAGAACATCTTGTAAAATGTCTTACGTATTCTAGGGTCACTGATTGGCATAAACGGTGTAGAAAATGTTGTTACAATATTTACGCCATCAAAGTTATTACTACCGTCTTCTAGTTGATATAGGTAACCATCATCATTAGAAAACACTATAGTTTCTACGCCTAAGTAGAATCTGCTATCTGCTACGTGTGCTCTTATCCCTCTTGTTTCAGCCCAGGCCATGTCTTCGCCACCCTGCCCAGCAAACTGTGTTCCTAGTATACCTTGAGCGTTTTCTTGTGTCAAGCCAGTTTTGAAACCTAAGATACGATACTGAGACTTTTCACGAATAACTAAACTAGTGAAGGATGTATTGTCTCTAATAAAGCTTGTAGTCTCATTCTGTATAGTCTTAGACACAACAGCTAAACCAAAGTCACCTATTCTATCTGTAGCACTTAGTAATCTTAAACCATCAGGGGCGAGAAACATTACATCTCCACCTATCTCCTGTATGGTGTCTTCATCAATACAACCTATGTCTAATGTTATTGGCTGTAATTGAAAGTCGGATACAGTATTACCTACTAGCTTTTGTATTGTGCTTTCAGTAAATATTATAAGTTGATCTCTAAATACAACTATACCTGTGACATTGTTACCTACAGATATTACGCCTGAACCGTTTGCTGCTGTGAAGTCACTGTCTGTAAAAGGTGCAGTAAAAGTTACTAGATTGTTTTTAGCAAAGAATAATTGACTCTTAAAACTTACAACAAAGTCGGCTCCTACTACATCTGATGGTGCGTCATTTAGTGCAGTAAAGGTTGTTCTGTCGTATAGAGCAGGAACGTTAGTACCATCTACTATGGCTATCTTTTCAGTACCACTATAGTTATACCTAGAAAACCTAGTTTTACTAGCACTTTCTCTTGACGTACTCAAAAAAGTTATTGCAGCATCATCTGCTGGAGAACTAGCTAGTGCAGGTGTTATTGTTGCAGTAGTGCCACCAGAGCTAACGGTAGGCGTAGAAGCTACAGTATATATTAGATCTACACCAGCTATCTTAAATACGTCACCTGCTTGAGGAGTACTAGTCAGTCCATCTATATCCAGAGTAGTTCCTGTCTGAGATGCACCATTAACTAATACTGTTCCGTAAGCTGGTACATTTACAAGTGAGTACCCTGTGCCAGATGTTTTGTAAAGACTTTGATTCTTAGCTACAATTACATCATCAACAAATACACCAACGCCTAATGTTAAGTAGTTAGAAGTAGTACTCTCAAACTTTACAGTAGCTCCATTTAAAGGTGAAGCAAGTAAGCTAGACGTTAATGTTAGGTTTGCTGTATTAGCTGCCCCATCAAAAGTAACTGCGCCTGATGATATAGTATAAACTTCACTAAAAGTTAACTCAACATTGTCAGAAAGAGATACTGCTTGTGATAGCGTAGCAGTGCTACCACTAAAAGATGATACAGTTACACCTGAAGGAACTCCTGTTCCAGTAACATCCATTCCTGCTGTAACAGTTCCTGCTATGTTATCTA